TTGCAAAATGAATTTTTTCCTCATATAAAAACTACAGAATTTAAATCATGAAAACAATCATTATCACAGGAGTCACTGGTCAAGACGGTTCTTTAATGGCAGATTAATATACTTTATTTAAATATTTCTAATTCATTTATTTAAAGTGTATATATAATATATGGGAAGAAAATCAACAGTTAAGAAGTTCTTGAATAAGAATCTTGGAGGAGTTAAGTTAATTGAAGAATTAGATATTCGAGAAGGAAGGCTATTTGTAAAATGCGTATGTTTGATTTGTGAAAAAATTTTTGAAGCAAAATTCCATAATGTTTATAAAGGACATTATAAAAGTTGTGGATGTCAAAGATTTAAAAAATCTAATAAAAATCCAAAATGGAAAGGCGTAGGCTTAGTTAGTGCTAGTTATTTTTTCTCTTTAAAGAAGGGAGCCAAAGATAGAGGTTTATCATTTTTGATAACACTTCAAGAAATTTGGGATTTATTTAAAAAACAAAATGGAAAATGCGCTTTATCGGGAATTGAATTAAAGTTCAATTCAGAAAGAAAAATACATGATGGAAATGCGTCTTTAGACCGTATTAACTCAGAAATTGGATACATTATTTCAAATATCCAATGGGTTGACAAGACAATTAATATGTCTAAACAACAAATGAATAATGAACAATTTATAAAAATGTGCAAAGAAGTTTATGAACACTCAAAATAAAAAAGTTTTAATTACGGGCGTAACAGGTCAAGATGGTTCACTAATGGCCGACTATCTGTTACAGAACACCAATTACTTTGTGCTCGGAGCACATCGTCGTCTTAGTGTTCCTAATCACGACAATATTGAACATCTTAAAAATCATCCAAAATTTCGATTAATTGATTTAGATGTTACTGACAGTGAAAATATTGCAGATGTAATTCAAAAAGAGAAACCTGATTATTTTATCAATTTTGCGGCCAATTCCTTTGTTGGTAATAGCTGGTCAATGCCAGTAAATCACATGCAAACGAATTGCATGGCAGTTTTATATCAGTTAGAAGCTGTTCGCAAATACGCACCAAATTGTCGCTATTATAATGCAGGTTCTTCTGAACAGTTCGGTGATGTTATTTATTCTCCGCAAGATATTAATCATCCATTTCGCCCACGATCTCCTTATGGAGCGGCAAAAAGTGCTGCTCATTATCTTGTAAAAGTGTATCGTGAATCTTATGGAACTTATGCTGTTCAAGGCATCTTGTTTAATCATGAGGGTGTTCGTCGCGGTGAAGAGTTTGTCACTCGCAAAATCACCAAAAATGTAGCTAGAATCTATAACTCTAAAAGAAGCGACGAATCTTTCGCTCCAATCGAGCTTGGAAATATTGACTCAAAAAGAGATTGGAGTGACGCTCAAGATTTTGTTCGAGGCGTTTGGATGATGTTGAATCAAGACTCTCCAAAGGATTACGTTCTTTCGGCAAATGAAACGCACTCAGTTCGTGAGTTTGTTGAGCTTGCTTTTAAAGCTGCCTTTATTGAAGGCGATTGGATTGGAGAGGGCTTGACAGAGCGTTTCGTTGATAAAGAAACTGGTAAGGATTTATTGATTATTAATCCAGCTTTCTATCGTCCAGCAGAAGTTGACCTTCTTTGGGGCGATTCAACCCCAGCAAGACAAGAACTTGGTTGGACCCCAAAAACATCATTTTCAAAATTAGTTGAAAAAATGGTTGCATCAGACCTCCATTGGCCTTATAATGATTAATTATGAATGTTCTGCAAATTGGATGTAATAATTGTGACGATCATGTTTTTGATTTCGTCAAAGAAAACAAAAATTTAATCAATAATTTTTTTGTAGTTGATGCGCTTCCTAAATGCTGTGAAAAAGCAAAAGAAGTTTATAGTTTTTTTGATAATTTAAAAGTCTTCAATAATGCAATTGGTGTAGAAAACACAACTTGTAGATTTTATTTTCCAGAGGGTGACGAAGAATCCGCTCACGCATCTCTCAATAAAGAGCATGTAATAAAACACCATCACCCAGATGTCAATTTTATTGATGTGGAGTGTATTGACATTAATGATTTCTTAAAAAATCTTCCGCCAATAGATCGTTTATATATTGACATTGAAGGTTTAGATGTGAAAACGCTAATGCACATGAATGATGAATATTTTAATATTCCTTATATTGAATATGAATTCTATCATGGCCAAGACACATTCAATCCTGGAATAATGCATCATTTTCTCTTGCAAAAATTTGCATATCATGGATATTCAGTAAAACAAATATCTGAATACAATTGTGCCGCAGAAAAAACCAAATAAAAAACTCATAGTTTCCAAATTTGTCGAGATTCCCGCTAAATCAAAGCGGGAGTTTTGGCAAAGAGAATATGTATTGCTGAATCGTTTAATTGAGAGATACGGTCTAGAATTTTTAAGAGATACAAGTTTCTCCTTAAAAGGAGACAGCTTAGCCATTTTATTTGCGCCAAAAATCCTTCAAGATTTAGATAAAAGATTCAAAATTTATAGCAGCGAATCTCGTATAACTAGGGAGCCTCAAATCATTTTGCAAGACGACCCGTTGAATCAGCCAATTTTAATTGAGCATAAACCTAAAACCATTAGAGATTTTTTACATGAAAAAGACTAAAGAAACAGAAGACAAAAAAATCACTTCAAGCGAAATCCTCGACTCTTTCCTAAAGCAAAATTCGGAAGATCACTATAATTTTGAAGAGACAGTTGACTACAAGGTTTCAAGCGGATCATTGCAGCTTGATCTTCAATTGGGCGGAGGTTTTGGCCCTGGCCTGCACAGATTTGTAGGAATAAATGAGGGGGGTAAAGAACAACCAGTTTCAGAACCAGTTTTAACGCCTACTGGATGGCGTAAAATCGGAGAGCTTGAAGTCGGCGATGAAGTTATCGACTCTCAAGGCAAGCCTCAAAAAGTTTTAGCAATCTATCCCCAAGGAGTTAAAGATGTTTACGAAATAAAATTTGACGATGGAAGTGCTACTCGCTGTGGTATCGAGCATCTTTGGGAAACTTCTAATTTTACAGAGCGTCATCGCAGAGATAGGTCTGTCAAAAGCTTAGGCTCAATCATGAATACTTTGCGTTATGGAAGTAATATTAATCATTCTGTCCGCATTGTTAAGCCAATTGATTTTGTAGAAAAAAATCTAAAAATTAACCCATATTTGATGGGCGTTCTCTTGGGGGATGGTGGGATCACTCAACAGATTGTATTTACCAATACAGACGAAGAGTTAATCTCCAAAATCAATGATATTATTACTCGTGATTATTCGACTCTTTCTATTAAAAAAACAAGCGATAATGGAATATCTTATCGAATCTCTTCAAGTAACAGCGTTAATGTTAATCCATTGATCACTCAATTGAAGGAATTTGGATTATTTGGTCAAAAGTCAGAAACTAAATTCGTTCCAGAAGAGTATAAAACATCTTCTATTGAACAAAGACTGTCATTGCTTCATGGACTTATTGATACTGATGGATATGTCAATAAGAAAAAATCAGAAATTCTATTCTATTCAGTTTCCGAAAAACTAGCAGATGATGTTATTGATATTGTCCGTTCGCTTGGAGGGATGGCTAGAAAAAGATTTAAGCAAGGTTCTTACAAGAATAAAGAAGGTAAAAGAATTATTTGCAAAAACTGTTTTATTATTAGTTTTTATCTTCCTGATGGTGTTAATCCTTGTAGTTTAGGGCGAAAACTAGATAATGTTTCCCCGCGTGTTGAGAACTTTTGCCACTTTATCAAGGAAGTTAATTTGGTAGGTCAGGAAGAATCTGTTTGTATTAAGGTTTCTTCTTTAGATTCTTTATATGTCACAAAGGATTACATTCTTACTCACAACACCTCAGAAGCCTTGGAGGTAATGAAAAACTTCCTAGTTGAAATTCCAAGCAGCAAGGGTTTTTACATCAAAGCCGAAGGTCGCCTTTCTCCAGAAATGCAAAAACGATCAGGGATTAAGTTTGTTTTCTCTGCTGAAGAATGGGTTGTGGGAACCTGTTTTGTTTTTGAAAGCAATATTTATGAAACTGTTGTTAATGCCATGAGGCAACTTGTCTCCAAAAACGAAGAGGCAATTAAATTCTGCTTTCTCTTAGATGCGGTTGATGGTCTTATCGCCAAGAACGATATGGACAAGTCCTTTGAGGAAAGCTCAAAGGTAGCTGGTGGCGCAGTGATTGCTGCAACATTCATGAAGAAGCTTTCGATTGCACTTGCAAAGCGAGGCCACATGGCCATCTTCATTTCACAAGTCAGAGCAGACATTAAGCTTGACCCCTATTCTAAAGCTCCTATTCGCCAGACATCTGCCACAGGAGGCAACGCACTGCTACACTTTGCAAATTGGATTCTTGAGTTTGAACCTCGCTTCAAAGGAGACTTGATTCTTAAAAATGCTGGTGATAAGAGCATTGACTTGGAAAAAAATCCTCCAATTGGACACTGGGCGAAAGTCACAGTCAAGAAATCTCCAAACGAGAAAACCAATCTAACTATCCCATATCCTATTCGGTATGGCCGCACAGGCGGCAAGTCTATCTGGATTGAGAAGGAAATTGTCGATCTCCTCTTGGCTTGGGAACTCGTCAATAAGAGCGGTGCTTGGTTCTCTCCAAGCGAAGATTTCTTGCAGCTACTATCTGAAAACTCTCTTACATTCCCACCTAATATTCAAGGCGATGCATCTCTTTTTAAGGTTGTTGAAGAGGACGCAGCGCTTCTTAGCTTTTTGATTGAATATTTTCGTAAAATGATTGCTAATGAAGTTTAAAACTTTAAATGGGAAAGAGAAGTTGCTGAAAAATGCGTCAAAATATCTAATTAATTGGCGAACGAAAACTCGCAGCAAATTCCAAGACGAAGTTAAAAAGTTTTTAAAAGCATATTGGAATGACGATTTTGTGTTTGAGGAGCTAAGGCTCGTTGACACAAGAATGACTTTTGACTTTTATAATGCAAACAAAAAAATTGCAATTGAGGTCCAAGGTCAGCAGCATACAAAATTTGTTCCTTTCTTCCACGGCAATAGAAATAAATTTTTACAGCAATTAAAAAGAGACAATAAAAAGCTAGAATTTTGCGAGATGAACGGCATCAAACTTGTTGAAATTTATTCTGTTTCGGAATTGAATAAAGATTTTTTTGAATCGTATGAAATTTATCTGTAATATAAAACATGCTGAATAATAAAATCAAAGAAATTCCTCAGTTCGAAATGCCTTCAAACTTTATCGAACAAATCTATGAACTCAGCGGCAACGCAGACAAGTATAAAGGCGTTCTGCTAGCTTATGTTTCAGAAGACGGCACGCCAGTCATCTACTGCAAATATGATTCTCAAGTTGTAGAATTCGGCATGAGAAAAGCTTTGGAAAAATATCTTCAAAATTCAGACGAAGCTGAAACCGCATATAGTCTTGGAGAAGAAGAAAATGATGAAGATGATGTTGACGAAGATTGATTCCTGAGTATCGTAATAGTAGCATGATCTACTCTTATGAACTTGAAAAGCAATTGCTGGCAGCACTCATTAAAAAGCCAGAGAACTATTTCGAAATCTCTGCATTCATTAATGAAAAAGACTTTTATAGTGAAGACAACAGTTTAAATAAAACAATCTTCACAATCGTTCGCCAAGCCCTAGAGGCGCACGAAGAAATTGATGACGTAATCATCGCGCAACGAGTCCAAAATCTTGGAATCTCGTTTGATGATGTGGTAAACGTGGCAGAATACGTCAAGAGTCTTGGCATGAGAAAGGTAGCCGATGGCAGTCTCATTAAAACAGCCAAAGAACTTAAAAAGTACACTATTCGCAGAGAGATTTTTGAATCCTCTCAAAATATTGCGAAAAAGATGAAAACTTTGCCAGCAGAAAGTTCCTATTCGGAAATCATTTCTGTAGCTGATAAAGAATACAACAGCCGCATCAATCAGTATGAGGTTGGCAATGATTCTCCAGAAAACATCTATGATGAGATGGAATCAATGATCGAAGACAGGGGCGCAAATCCTGTTACCGAATTTGGGATGATGGGACCGCACGAAAGAATCAATAGTATTTATGGTTCTCTTTTGCGGCCAGGAAATATTACTGTTATTGTTGCTCGATCTGGCGTTGGTAAGACTCAGTTCTGCATGGACTATTCAACCAAAGTCAGTTTAGCATATAATGTTCCAGTATTGCATTTTGATAATGGCGAAATGAGCAAGGAAGAACTGATTATGCGCCAATGCTCTGCGCTTAGTGGAGTTCCTATGCACTTGATTGAAAGCGGCCAGTGGTTGCGTGCGGGAAAAGAAACAGTCGATAAGGTTCGCAATATTTGGGCCAGAGTTAAGAAGCTGCAATTTTATTACTATAATGTTGGCGGCTTGGATGTTGATTCGATGATCAATACATTGAAGAGATTTTATTATTCAAAAGTTGGTCGTGGCAACAAGATGATTTTTAGCTTTGACTACATCAAAACAACATCTGATAGCACAGGCTCCAACAAAACAGAATGGCAAATGGTTGGAGAAATGGTTGATAAATTTAAACGATGCGTTCAGAAAGATATTCTATATGATGGGTT